ACCTTCAGTGATTGCAAACATCTTGTACCTCCTCCAATTCTTCTGTGAAATAACGCAGGCGGTAGTCTTTCCACCTGGCTCGTTTGATCTCTGCCTGCATGCCAGCCGAGATATTGCTGCCGAACACCCAGACCTCTGAACATTTGCTCATGAGCGCATTTCCGAAGAACAGCCCAAGTTCACGTTCATTCGGATCGGCGTCATTCAGGAACTGCGGAAACAGCAGATGCGGCGCGATAGGAATATAGCCCTTGTCCACGGCAAAACGACTGTAACCACGCGCAACCTTTACGTTCTTTTCGATGTCTCCCGCATAGGGAGAACAGATATATACGATTGGCCGGAAAGCGCGGAGCGCGTGTTCCTCTTTTTCAATCAGCGTAAGGGCTTCATAGGCAGTTGGGTCATAGTAGCCCTCAGCGTTACGTTTATCAATACTCATTTATGAGCCTCCTTTCCGGGCAGACTTTTAGTCCACCTCTGTTACTCAATGGAGCTGAAAACCCGCCTTGGCCGAAAACTTTTCAGTCTTTTTTATAAAAATCTGTCTCGTAGCCATCCGCACGGAGAAGAAGGTCCTTTGCCCACGGCGGGGTTCTACCCATCTGATCGCAGACCGCCTGCAGAGACATACGCGGATCAGCCTCAATGACCAGTTCATCGTGGATATGCATGACAATGGAGCAGTTCCGAAGCGTCTGCATGGCGTAGCACAGGATATCCCGGCTGGTCGCCTGCACGATATTTTCCACAAATTTTGGACCATAGGAATCGAGTCGTTCCCATTTCTTTGTGCCGCCGACACCTTCGTAGGTGATGCAACTGCCGCCGAATTTGTTCTCGCCGATATGCGGTTTGACGTAGACGAGCTTTCGACCGGAGGGCAGCGTGATAAAAAGCATGCCGCTCTGGCAGGAGAAGATAATGCCGTGCGTTGTATTGGTATGTTTATTGCGAACAGCCTCCATTGCGGCACGGTCCACATCCCACCAGAGTTTTACGATGTTTGGATTGGACTGCCGCCATGCGTCAACCAACGGAGGAAGTTCCTCCTCTGTGAGTCCCATTTCCAAAGCTCCCATCGCTTTGAGCGCCCCGACCGAGCCGCCGTAACCGAGCGCCAATTCCGCGATTTTTCCTTTTTGCCGCAGGTGACCGTTGATGCCGTGCTTTTCGACAGGGACCTTGAACATCTGACTGGCGCTGGCGCAGTAGATGTCGCCGCCTTTCTTGAATACTTCGGTTCGCCAGTTTTCTCCGGCCAGCCACGCGATCACGCGGGCTTCGATGGCGCTAAAGTCCGATACAATGAACTTTGTACCGACTCTCGGCACAAAGGCTGTGCGGATGAGCTGCGAAAGCGTGTCCGGGATATCTTCATAGAGAAGTTCCAGCGCGTCAAAATCTCCGCAACGCACAAGGGCACGGGCCTGTTCCAGATCGGGAAGATGGTTCTGAGGCAGGTTTTGCATCTGAATCAGCCTGCCTGCCCAGCGGCCGGTCCGATTCGCGCCATAAAACTGGAACATCCCACGGGCGCGGCCATCGGCGCAAACGGCAGTCTCCATTGTCTGGTATTTCCGCACCGACGATTTGGCAAGCTGCTGCCGGAGGGAAAGCGCCTCACTGAGCGGTTCCGGCGCAGTTTTTAGAAGTTCAGCAACAGCCTTTTTGCCAAGCGTATTGGTTTCCAGACCATTGTCCGCAAGCCACTGCTTCATCTGCTGCACCGAGTTCGGATTATCCAACTCCGTCAGTCTTTTCATGGAGGCAGTGAGCTTTTCGCGGGAGCGGACGTCCATGTCAATGGCCTGCCTGACAAGCGTCATATCTAAGGCAACGCCACGGTCGTTGATTTCCTGATCCAGATGGTATTCATCCCACACGGATTCCGGCACCGAGAAGTTTGCGAGCTTGGCCTGAATCGCCATTTCCGTTTCGACATCCCGAACGTTGTATTTTTTGAACATGGACCATTTCTCCGGTGCATGGTACGGGTAGTTTCGGATACGCTGGCCGTTCACTTTTGTCGGTGCGCAGGGCCGACAGAAAAACTTGACGAGGTCTTTTCCTTCCGTCAGCTTCTGCTTTTCAAGACCGAGGACCGTGCCGACGCCTTCCAGCGAAAGCGGCAGGCCCATTGTGGCAGCCCATATCATGGAGCAGTGCCATTGGGCGGGATCGAGATATTCGCCGGTCGGTAAGCCAAGATACCGGGACAGGCAGATCCGTTCAAAGCTGGCGTTGAAGGCCCACTTCGTTACGGATTCATCCGTGAGTGCGGCTCTGATTTCATCCGGCAGCTTTTCACCGCAGGCAAGGTCGATGGTTTGTACAGGGCCGTTGTCGGCGCTGTAGCCAAAGAGCAGAATCTCAAAGTCAGGAGCCTCCACATAGCGGTAAACGCCTGATTTTGAGAGGTTGATGCTACTGAAAGTCTCCAAGTCCACGGACAATGATGTTATGGTAGCCATGAAAATATCCTCCCGTGTTTTATGGCGCTGATAATCGACTGTGACACACCATACATGGCAGCAAGGTCCGAGCCGCGTATGCCACACCAAATTCCAAATCGAATCGCTCCAACATCATCAACAGACAGCTTTCTCCATAGCTTCCCTTGTCGATAAACATCAAGAATGTTGTCGGTTCTGGTGCCATAGCGAAGATTAGATAAACGATTATCAGTTGGTATACCATTTAAATGAAGTACCTCCATGCCCTCCGGAGGCTCTCCAGCAAAAGTTTTCATGACGAGTTGATGAACAGGTTTGCCGTTGGTGCCTCGGCGAAGAATTACAGAAACATGGCCGCATTTACAATAACGACCGGGTTTTAGAATTCGTTCTGGAATAGTACGGTAGAATGGCTTTCCTGTATACCAATTCTTGCTGACGGCCATGCGCTTAAGGCTTTTAATGCGGCCCATAGTGCTTGCCTGATATTCACCCTCATAGCCGGGTATGTCTTTCCATATTTCGTTTTTCATATAATCGTCCTTTCATAACTCGAAAGGGTGGCAAGATTGCTCCCACCACCCACGGGTCAGACCTTACTTATTTAACTGCTCCATACGCTTCTGGTGGTATTCCTCATCACGGGCAGCCTGTTCCTGCTCACGTTTGTCGCGTTCCTTACGGTACTCGATATCGCGGGCGGCGGATTCCTGCTCACGCTTTTCACGCTTGCGGTCGTAGATCCAGCTCTGAATTGCGGTGATCAGGAACACAACGCTGAAGATAAGCCAAATGGCGATAAGCACGGTTACCAAAATTGTCTGCAATGTAGTCATATTCGTTTTCCTCCTTAGTTCAGGAAATCATCGTCGTTGTCAGTAGCAAAGTCGTCCTCTGCGCTCATTTTGCCGCCGAGAGGTTCCCCAGCGCGGATAAGTTGCAGATTGTTGAGGCCGCAGGCGATACCCTTGTTGCCGTTGCTGTTGAAGGCATACAGGTTGATGCTGGCGCGGCCGTAGACACCGGAGTAGACCTCAGAACGGGTCAGGACCGGATTGAGGTCGGCATCCACGATGCCGGGTGCCGTAGCGGAGTTGGCGTTGATGAAGTAGGCATTGGCATAAGCGGGATCGTCCGGACGCTCGACATCACCATTGCGCAGTGGATTCTTGATTGCGGCCAGCGGCGGTACGGTCTTGCCGTTGCCCTTGAGCTTGGATTCGCCCTCGTGGTAGGCAGCTTCAATGGCGGCCTTCAGCTTGGCGACGGTCTTGGTATCAGACTTTGGGATGATCAGGCTGACACTGTATTTCGGAGTGCCGCCGTTGATGCTTTTGGGCTCCCAGACGTTTGCGTAGCTCCAACGGGTGTCGGGACCGGTGATGACCTTCATGGGGTTTTTGACTTTGTTCGTATTATTAGACATAAAATTGTCCTCCTTAATTTTCATTAAAATCGGCTGCTGCCGTAGACATCGCCGGTCGTTTATCACTCTCCGGCACGAGCGTTGGTTTACCTTGCGGCTTTTCAATGTAGGGACTCAGAAGTTCGTCAAAGCGGGATTTACCGAGCAGCTTTTGCATGGCGGTGACGCCGAGCACTTTGCGTTCATACGGGTCAAAGCCCGCGTGCTCAACAACATCGGCGACAACCGAGTCATTGACGTACTTCCGATTGGACCTACCTTCGACTAACTTCCAGCCGCTCCACGACTTGCCGCTGGTCGCCTGCTGCAGGGCGTATTCCTTTATGTCGGATGCCCATGCGACAAGCTCATCCACCTTGGCGAGAATATCTTCGATATCCTCATCCGTGAGGAGCGGTGGAAGTTTGAACTCATACTGAGCCAGAGCAAGATTCGCTTCGGCGCGGGCGCGGCAGTCGTTCTTTGCTTTACAGAAACCGCACCATTCGCCGCAGAGGAAGCTGCCATCCCCGGTAAAGGCGAGCTCCGCAGTGGGCTTCAATACCTCATCGGCCCAGCGGTACAGGCCATCTTTGGAAAGTTCATAGGTGCTGACGTTATCCCGGCGCGGCTGATAGATCGTCATGCTGACCATATCGATGTCGTAGATTTTGTCGAACAGCTCCAACGCACCGAGCGCGTAACACATGAGCTGTGAGTTTTCCTCCGCCCGGACGAGTATGCCAAGCCCATGCTTGTAATCGCAGATCTTGAGAGTGCCGTCCGCGATGATGAGAGCGTCCGCCGTGCCGAAGGCCTGCTCCACCCAGCGGGAGAAATCGACGCGCTGTTCGATGAGCACCACCGGATCGGCGCAGACCTGCTTGGCGGCTTCCACCTGCTCGAGCACATAAGCGGCATAGCCGTTGGCACAGTCGTCCATTTCTTCGTTGTACCAGGTCAGGTTTTCGGTTGGGTCCTCCGCCTCCAGCCCCAGCGCCTTGCGGAGCTTGTATTCGCACAGCGCGTGGGCGTCGGTCCCCTCGGCGGCGTAGTCGCTACCTTTATCCGCGTAACTCTCACAGAGCCGGGCGGAAGGCGGGCAATGCAGCCATCGGTAGGAACTGGATGCGGAGAGAATCGCGTGTCCTTTAGGTGGCATCGTCCAGTACCTCCGCATCAGCAAGCAGCGCCTTGTAGTTTGCGGGATCAATCTTCGAGAGCTTATCCGCACCGTACTTCTGAAGCAGCAAGCGGATCTCGGCGGTATGACCCTTGCGGGATTTTTCCGCGAGAACGGCCCGCACATCTTCCAGCTTCAATGCCGGTTCTGCAGCAGGTGCTTTTGCGGTGGCGTCCGCAGAGCTGAAAGCTTCGGCCAGCCAGTTCGCCGCGTCGTTAATAGCGGCAGCGGCATTGCGCAGTTCTTCGATAGTTGCAGCCATATCGCCCATTTTGCTCATCTGCTTTTCCTCCTTCCTTGTGTTGACTCTGGTTGGCAAGCACGGTCAGCTTTCTTGCCAGACGTTTGGACACGGTGCTGATTGCGGTCAGAACCTCAATGAGTTCCTCGTCTGCGGCGCGGGCCCGGGTATCGGTTCCGTACATCTTGTTCACCTCCTTGGAAGGAGCCGTTGTCGTTTTCGCTCTTTCCATTACCCAATGGAGGTCAAAGTGCCATTTGGCCGAAAAGCCAAAGAAAAAAGTTTTTGCCCTTCAGCCACAAGAAGCAGCCGAAGGGCAAAGAATGATTAGATGTAGTCTCGGAGAGCTTCACGCAGAGCTGCGAGCAGCTTGTCTCTCCGATAAGTAAAGGTGTTCCGGGAGAGACCGAGCTTCGCTGCAGCAGCACGTTCCGTGCAGCCCTGCATTATGAGCTCACAGATGAGACGGCCATCAGGGTCGAGCGCCTCTAACTGTTTATAAAGCGCATTCAGTAATTCCCGATCCTCCAGAATCGACTGGATTGATGGTACGTCGTCTGTGAGATCGTCGAGCCAGCTTTTCTCGTTGCCTTCCTCGTCGGTGATGGTGTAATCGAGAGAGAGACAGTCCCCGGCTGCATGGAATGGGCAGATGAGACAATCTCCATCACACAACCACTGTTCGCTTTTCGGGCACATGCACTGATGATGTGCTTGGGCACGTTTTCTGGTCGCCCAGATATCGCGATAATATGTGGAGTACTGCTTCTCAGTAACCTCGATCCATTGCTTGGTGTGAGGAAGGTAAATTTTGCGGGTACGGTTTGACTTCTGATTTTCCATGATTGTCCTTTCCGCCTGGTGAGCGGTTTGGCGGTCAGGACACATAGAAAGCCGGCGCAACTGATATACACCGACCTTGTCGCCTGAAAATGGGCGCAGCAAAGCACGGTGGGTACATCAGAGGTCCCGTCACGGTTATCCGTGAGGAAACTGGCTCTGTATGTATCCCGCCGCCTTAATGCGCATCTCAGGCTGTGAGATAGATTTATTGGGAAAGCACTTCTGCCTTCTGACAAATTCAATATAACACGGATTTTTTTTGCATACTGGACACGCCGTGTCCGATCAAAAGCCGTGAAAACAAAAAAAACCGGAGTTATCTATTTCTGCCTGTTATAGGCTTGATAGATAACTCCGGCGGT